TTAGCAATAACAACTGGTATTGCTGGTGAAGATTTTCTCTTCTTCATCCAGTTCTTTACTTCTTTACCTGCTTCCTCTATCCAAGGCCCAAGCTTGAATGACTTCTCATTCTTTGCTTCGACCACGATAAAGCTCTGAACATTGGGAGCCCACAACCAGAGATCACCTTCATCGCTGGTGCCGGAGAGTCTTAGTCTTTCAACAGGAGAGAATTCTTTATCTCTAAAGTAATCAACTAGATCTGTTTCCCAGTCTGCACCCTTTCTTTTATTGGCCCGAGATTGCTTGGAGTCCAACGAAGTTCACCCCCGGTCTTATGTCAGCCATGCCTTGTGCATCTCTGTCTGCTATCTGCACTCTCGATGGATCAATACCCAGAGTCACAAAGTTAGATGCATCTGCTGAGTGTTCACCGAATCTATTCTTAACTGCTGCAACTCTAAACTCTCCATACTCAGGGTTCATTGCAATAGATAAGATCATCGATGGAAGTTGTGATGCCTTACCGAGGATTGCTCGGCGTGGTGCTGGCATCTTTGGATCTCCAGTTCCTGCCTCACTCATGTGAGTTAGTGCAAGGACACAAGCTCCAGTCTTTCGTGCAACATGGTGTAGTTCAGACATGATTGCTCTGATACCAGACCACTCTTCACCAGTAACAGAGACACAGTTCATCAAGTTATCAATGACTATCAATGCAGGTGCCATGCCATAGACCTCGCCATAAGCGAGGATCTCTAACTCGATTGAATCAATGTCAGGTGATGGATCGAATACCCACTTAATGTGAGATCCTCTCTCTGCTAACAATGGATCAAAGTAGTGTGAGTCTGCATCTAAGTATGTCTCTACCTGTTGCTGAGGTAATCCAGTTAATCCTGCAACTGTTCTAAACATCTGAGTAATGGGGTCGGTATCCGCCGAGAAGTACAGAGTAGGTACTCCAGTCTTCAAGGCGTATACCAACGCCATCAAACTCTTACCTGAGTTCGGCTGACCTGCGATAAGACACAACTGTGACTGACGGAATCGCATACCCTGCCGGCGGAGTCCTTCCCACACATCAGGTAAGGGTTTAGCAGAGGAGTTCGTACTGTGAACTGCTTGTAGTAAGTTCAACATTAGGCTGCAACACTCCTCTTTCGTTCAAGTTTTAATTCGTGACGGATGATTCTTCGTTCTATTGCAGAAGATCCTCCCCAAAAGTGGAAGTCTTCATTATGTAATGCCCAGTTGAAACAGCTCTCAAGGAGTGGGCAAGTTGCACACACATTGCGAAGTGTTTCATAGTGGGTGAAGTCTCGTTCTTCTGTGCAGAAGTGTTCGCTACCTATCGATGCACAGGCTTCGGTGCCGGTGTATGCCGGGTAAGTTGGCTTACCCGGCACCACCAACGACATTAAGAAGCGTTTGCTCTGAAGTCGCATTGCTGACCCTGTGGTCGTGAGCAAGCATAGAAAGCACGATAAGGCTTTCCTGATGCTTTAGATACACCAGCAGGTACTTGCTTTGCTGGCTCTCCATGCTTACAGACTGGGCCACCAGTTGCGACAGGTGCAGCGTTCGCTGGCTGACCCCATGCATCTTGTGGAGGAGTAATAACAGTTGCGTTAAAAGCTTGTGCAATCTGTTGTGTGGACATTGGCTGGCTTCCAGTAAAGGCTTTAGCCATTGATTGTAGTAGTGACTCGGCACCACTTGGATCTAAGGCTTCAGCTAGTTTCTGTGTGAAGCCAGAGTATGTTGCATCTGCAATGACAAAGATTGTTCCATCGTTTGTCTTTGTAGATACTTGAAAGCCTAGTTCGGCCATCTTATTTCTCCTTAGTTTGTTTGATGTTTAACCGGACTGATTCCTTGCCGGCTGGTTTTTTAGGTACGAAGCCCAAGAGTTTCTCTACTTCCTTCTCATCGATGGAAGCACGACCTGCAACAGTTGTCCAACTGATGTCGATCCCACTTTGAGTTCTACCGAAGATGCCTTCGAATGAAGCTCGAAGACTCTCACGCTTCGCTTCCAGATCATCGATCTGGTTTCCTAATTGTAAGAATAGCAAGGCATTGCTATCCACCTCAGTATCTTCGATCTCGACTTCCGAGGGTTTGTTCAGTTCTTTTTTTAGTCCAGTACAACCCAACTCCCCAGAAGGATCGTAGAACTTGCAATAGAACTGACAGTAGCTGGCATCCTTTTCAGGTTCCGGTGCCGTAGGTGTCTGCTTAATAGCTTCTAACCAAGCCAATGCTTCCTCCGCAATGGTTGGATCGTAGTCTTCGCTATGCACCTTGACATCTCGTTCATCCCCATCCCGAGGTATAGCACACAAGTTTACGGTTTTGACTTGGTAACCGTTCTTCTCCAACAAGTAGCCATAGGTATGAACTTGCCAACGCTGGTTGCGTGATGGGAAGTAGTTAAGGTTCTTAACCTTTACTGTCTTCCAGTCAACGACTGCACCAGTAGATGGAATGAATAAGTCAATGTGAGCTTTCATTCCATTGTATTCAACTTCGGTCTCAACCAAATACTTTTCAGCATTTGGATCTTCATGCTCGATTGCTTTCTCAATCTCTGCATGGATAGCGGTTCCCATAATTGCCGCTAACTTGAGTTCGTTGTTGTTAGTCTCGGCTTGCTCATTCAACCGATACCAAACCTTGCGTGAACAACCACCGAGTTCTGATGGCCCAATCTGTACTTGTGTACTGCGTGACTTAATTGCATCTTTGTTACGCAATACATTGATAAGTAGATCTTTAATCTCACTCACTTGGCTGTTCCTCCTTTTCCTTTTGCTCCGCTGCTTGATTGTATGCAGTCCAGAATAATGCGTAGTAAGAAATATCAAACGGTATTGTCTTCATGTGTGTAACCAATGCACCGGTATGTGCATAGGCTTGAACACCTGCTTCTTTCAATAGCTTGAAGAAGATAATATCTTCCCCGATAAACCTATCTTCAGTCAAGTCATTCTCGTGGAAGAAGCTTATATCCTTATGCTTCTCACGCATCTTAGGAATGATTGACTTGTGCATGAGTACACAACCAAAGCCAGCCGAGTCAATCTCAATGATCTGATTCTCTGGTAGGGGGTGGATGTATTCAATCTCGTACTTGCTTCTGCCATCCTTAAAAATTGTAGGCATTGGCACCGGTAGATGATTGATGCTGTCCTTCCAAACAAAGTAAACACCTGACACAACAGGTCGTGAGATCTTATCTGCTGTATCCCATAGAAGTTTAAGAACTTCTTTAGTTAAAACAATATCTGAATCAACCCACAGTAACCAGTCAGTCTTTGCTTGGTCTGCCCAGAGATTAAACAGCTCCATGCGTTGACGAGAGATCTGATTACCTTTGACTCGCATTGCATTGTTGATTGGAACACCAACAGTTGGTGCCATCAGGAGTGTATAAACCATTCCCTCTGTGAACTTGCCATCGGTTACACCGTTGTCACACCATGCAATCGATAGGGTTTCTTTATTACTGTGGGGCATTGTGTGACTCTTCCTTGATCTGCTCGAGTATGTGAATTGCTTTGTTTAGTCCTGCATTCCATGCATCGGATATATCTGAGTCAGATGGTTTCTTAGCTGCATCAATCCGCTTTATGAAGTTATCGATATAGAATTCTTTAAGTAACATTCTGTAGTCCTTTGATGTATTGCTCCGCCAGTTTGGAGATCTTCGCTTCTCCATCGAGTGGTTTCCAAGTAATCATTAGTCCGGGCATAATCAAATTCTTTTCCTCGGGCAATGGCACTAGGTTAACCATTGTGTCTGCAATGAAATCATTCTCGTGCATCCAATCAACCAAATCAAACTTTGCTAGTTGATACTTCGTAGACTCGTAAGCGTGATCCCACCATACAGATACTGCTCCGTCTTTACCATAGGCAAATCCCATTACCCAAGGGTGAGGCCGGAATGAACGGTCAGAGAACTCAGCCATCTGTGCATAGATGGTGTCTACCTCTACAAGCTTCTCGTTCATGGCTTAAGTGTGACACATAGGACTGACAAGTATTCGGCCATTTTGCAAAGCTCGGAGTGTCGTGCTACCTTTGGGATACCCCGAGAGGGGTGGGGCAGAAACTTCAAGGCGACACTATACGGTGTAGCACCTGACCAACCATAAGATTTTTTATGGGGGGTAGGGGGGGCATTTCTTAAAGCTCTTCTGCCGGTGTAGTTTTTGGGCAACAAAAAAGAGGGGCTCCCGAAGGAGCCCCATCTAGTTTGCTAATCGTTTAATCTAAGTCTTCAACATCCTCTGGATCTGTCCAAAGTGCAGCTTCTGTCTTCTGGTTCTCGATCTTCTGAGCCTTGAAAGAAAGACCTGTAGCAGCAGCAATGAAAGCAAGTACTGCTTCCTGCGGAATGTCAGCATAAGTTGCTACTACTGCAACCAAAGCTTGGATAAGACCAGCCCATGCGGCTGGGTTCTTACTAAAGAAATCGATCTTCATCTGTCCTCCTTTGGACTTATGACTTAAAGACTGGCTTACCAAAGCCAACTACTGTCACGGCTTGTGACTTGCGTAGCTTTGAACCATTCTTCTTCTTAAAGGCTCGAACCTTTAGGCAGACTTGTCCACCATTTCGTTG